ATGGCATAGATGTAGATGACCTACATGAACGTGATGAAGGGGGTACTTACACATGAACTGCTGGCACTGTAAAGATACAGAACTAATCTGGGGCAATGACCATGACATAGACCCAGATGACCATCGTGGTGATGAGTTTAGCATGGTCACGATACTGACTTGTCCTAAGTGTGACAGCATGGTAGAAGTGTTCTACCCTGTAGAATGGTAAAGGAGATTTGTAATGACTGAAGAACAAATATTTGCTAGAATGTCAGGGCATTTCCTGTGTCAACATCTGCCTGATGATTGGGCAGACTGGCCTGAAGAAAAGCTAGATAAGTTTTTTGAGGACAACGCATGGGAACCGCTAGAGTATTGGCCTGTCAATGATGTTTATGAACTGATTGACTGCGTGACTAGGGATGTGATGAACCTGATGGGCGTTGATGGTACTGACCAACTACTGTAAAGGAGATTGACAATGATTAAAGGTAACACACTATGGCTACAGCTAACACGCAACGAAGCCAACGCTATCATGGTAATGCTAGATGGTGAGATGGAGAACACTCACGATGTTGCTGGCATTGACCTGTCAGACTGGGAGAACCTAGACTTGGAAGCATACAAGCTGCTAGCTTTCCATAAGTTCAAGACATGGTATATGGAGAATTGTGGTGACTAAATCGCAAGAGTTTTGGGCGTGGATTGACCAATGCCCCGATGGCGTGTATGTAAATCACGACTTCACTGATGATGAGGATGACCAAAAGATACACGTTTTTGGGTTCGCAGTACCAAAGGAGATTGACGATGATTAAACTATACAACCTAATCATGGACAGTAAACACAACCCGCTGTCCTACATACCTGATACAAATACACGGCATCTGGTTATGCAGATACTCGCATGGATGTGGTGTATTATCTTTGGAATGTCTGTCGGCTCTGTCACTGTGTTTGGTATCAGTGCAGTAGCACATGCCTTGCTGATAGCAGGTGTGTTCATTACGGCAGGTGTATTTGAAACAGCAAGACGCAAGCCACAGTATTTCGGTGGGCTAGGCAGAGGCAATGGAGGTGAGCATGAATAGTAATGAAATCAAAGGGATACAGTTATCCCAAGCAGTCAAGTGGAGTGGGCAGGACATCTTTGAGGTAGCGTCTGCTGCCTTTGAGGATGCCAACTACCACAGTTTCAACGAGGTATTTCATGCCGCATGGACTGAGTTCCAGAAGGAGTTAGAAGATGGGTAAGAAGCTAGAGAACATGACACAAGATGAACGTATTGATTATTGGGCAGCGCAGCGTGAGAAGGAACGCATCCAACGCCGTGACCGTATAGCCAAGCTGTCTCTTGACCAGCGGGTTGCTGTCATCAAGGTATACGAGTTGCTAGATGAGATACTAGACACCGCCTTGTATCCTGACATGGGTGGTGTCAAAGCTATTACCGCTTATGACCTGCAGGAATTGTCCAATGCAAAAGACAGGCTGCGCCATGAGTTTAACTTTGATATCCGTGAACACGGTTGACATCTTATATAATAAGGAGTATAACTATGGACTTGTTGTTATGGATTACCATACTACCACTAATACTAATCATATTATAAAGGAGAATTGATATGCTAGAATATATCCCTGAAAACTTAGACTTTGATGTAACCTTTGAGCCTACTCGTGTAGCTGACAAGAAGTATGTCATCGACAATAACACTGGTGAACCTATCGCTATCGTTGGCAAGGACTTCACCTGTGCATCACATGGTGACTTCTTTCGCAGTGTCATGGACACAGTGACAGAGAACCTTTCCTCACTTGAGGTAGATGGTGCTAACATTACTTGGCGGGATGCTCATCACAATGGCTGGGCTATGATGGACATGACCCTGCCTAACGTCAAGGCTACAATCACTACCCCGAAGCATGTTACTCAGGTAGCGCAGCGCATCATTGCATTGCATGGTGTTGACGGTACTTGTTCAAACACTGTACTGTTTGGTGCTATCGACTTCTTCTGCACCAATGGCATGGTGCGTGGTGAGCATGACAAGGTACGCCGCAAGAATACCAGTGGCTTCAGCCTTGACAGGTTCATTGGGCAACTTAACCGTAGCAAGCAGGACTTCTATGCACAGTCTGAGCGTCTGCAAGGCTGGGCTAACAAGCCTATCTTCTTTGGTGATGTCAAGCCTATGCTTGAATCCTTACTGAAGTCAGACAAGACAGCAGACAAGATGCTGCGCTTGTATGAGCAGGAAGCTAACACCAGAGGACACAATGCTTGGGCGTTGTACTCTGCCTTCACTAACTATGCAAGCTATGCTGATGAGCGTAATGGTTTCAAGTTGCGTAATACTGCTGGCGATACTGAGGCAGTCAATATGTTTCAGCGTGAAGCCAAGGTAGCACAGTGGATTGAAAGCAAGCAGTTCAATGAGTTGATTGCAGCATGATGGATTCTGGCTGGCCTTACACAAAACGCTTCCATGAAAATGATAAGCCCAACACACTAAATGAGGCGTGGTTTTTATCACGCTTCAGTTGTTGGACTGTGCAATGTTACGTGCCGCATTGGACTAAAGAGCGAAAAGGAAAGCACTGGAAGAAATATAAGATGTATAAATTCTTATATGAAAGAGGTGAGAATCCAGAAGATTACGTGCATAGAATATATAATAGGTGGGGAATACATTTAGGCGATGGTGTCTATGTGCATGACAAAACAAGTCAGTACTACAAGTTTGGTATGTATCAATTTGTAGACTCTCAAGACGCATATGATGCGCTAGATTATGAGGAGTTAGTTTAACATGAAAACAGTGCAGCAACTAGTTGACAAGTACTATACATCCAATGATTTCAGTATGTTACGCGACAGAACTAAACAAGACTATAAGTATTTCTTGAGTGTAATGTGTAAAGAATTTGGTGATGTAAAGTACACTGAGTTGACAAGCAAGCAAGCTAAACACGCTTACGAAGATTGGGTTGCGCGGGGCATCAGCCTCGCCAATCACATCTGTACTGTGTCATCCATCGTGTATCGCTACGCCATTGACATGGAGTATGCAACAGTCAACCCCTTTGCCAGTGTCAAGCGTAAGACACCACCACAACGCAAGGTTGTGTGGACTGAGGATGATGTGCGTCAATTCCTTGACACTGCATATAGCACATTTGAATGGCGTAGCCTTGGCCTCATAGTACACATGGCATACGAATGGTGTCAGCGACTAGGTGACATGCGTCTGTTGACGTGGGATAACTTTGACTTGGCTGAACGCAAGCTTTATCTTGAGCAATCTAAGCGTAGGTCACAGGTAACATTACCCATAGAGGATGACTTGCTTGAGATGCTTGTGCAACAAGAGCAGGACTTTGGCTTTCAACAGTACGTTGTTCCTCGTACAATGCCTGTACAGGGGCAGTACCACCCTTATAGCTTGGAGAGACTGTCTAAAGCTGGAAGGGCTGTCATGCGCGAAGCTGGGCTGTCTGATGAACTGAGACTGTCTGACTTACGAAGGACAGGTACAACACAGATGGTTGAAGCTGGTGTCCCTATGGGACAAATCATGTCGGTTACAGGACATAGTAACCCACAGTCAGTAAAACCATACATGAAAAATACATATGCCTCTGCAAATAATGCGTTGACAACTCGTAAATCCTATGGTAAAAGCACTTAACTGCCGCAGAGAAAGTGATATAGTTATGAACATATATAATATAGTAAGTGAATTAGATATACCTAATGGTCATACTAAGAGAATGACTTGTCCTAACTGTGGCAAGCGTACCTTTACTGTGACTAACAACATGGGTAGCTTGGTGTGGAACTGCTATCGTATGTCATGCGGTGTCAAGGGTGGCACACGTGTCCACATGACGGTAGAGGACATCAGGGCTGGCATGGGTAATGCACAGGATTTTGCTAGTGATGTCATACCCTTTGAGTTACCTACCTACATCATACCGCATCGTGACAATGTGTACATGAACAGGTGGTGTGCTGAGTGGGGATTGGATATAGATGAATTAGGTTTGTTGTATGATGTAAAGGAAAGCCGTGTGGTATTCCCTGTCATGCAAGAAGGTAAGATGGTAGATGGTACAGGCAGGTCATTGTCTGGGCAGCGTCTACCTAAATGGAAACGATATGGAAAAAGTGGCTTGCCTTACACCGCTGGGTGTGGTAAAGTCGCAGTTGTTGTTGAGGACTGTGTGAGTGCAGCCGTTGTTGGTTACGGTAACTTTGTCGGGGTTGCGCTTCTTGGCACATCATTGCAGGAATCGCATAAAAGGTATCTTGCACAGTTCTCAACAGCCGTAATAGCGTTAGACCCCGATGCGCTACCCAAGACTTTGCAGATGGCAAAGGAACTACGTGGATACGTGAACGATGTTCGTGTCCTACGTTTGACTGATGACTTGAAATATCGTAACCCCGAAGATATGGAGAAGCTAAATGGAATTATCACTGATTAGAAGTTTGATGGACAAAGGGTTCTACGATGACCATCGTGGTTCCAAGTGTCCTGACCGCTTGTTCAGTAGTGACGTGCGAAAGATTAAGAAAGCTATCGACACAGCTATGGACAAGTATGAGCGTACCGTATCGCCAGATGAGATTGAGGCATTGTTTATGTCTGACAATCCTACTCTGACTACGGCACAGAAAGCCTCATACAGTAGCCTGTTTGCACAGGTGAAGCGTGAGCAGCCTATGGGTAGTGACATAGCACAAGAGGTGCTGTCCAAACTATTCCAGCAGGTGATTGGAGAAGACGTTGCGAATATTGGATTCGATATGGTCAACGGTGATGCTTCTACATTAGAGGCATTGCGTAACTTACTTGAGAGATACGGTGATGACTTCATCCCTAACCTTAATATCGAATGGGATGATATCACTATCGAAACTCTCATGGCTAAAGCTGAGTTGGAAGCTAAGTGGGCATTCAACATACCATCAGTCACCCGCAAGATAGAGGGTGTGTCAGGTGGTCAGCTTATCGAAGTAGGTGCTAGACCTAACACTGGTAAGACATCCTTCCATGCCAGCTTGATTGCTGCGCCGGGTGGGTTTGCCTCACAAGGTGCTAAGTGTATCATCCTATGTAATGAAGAGCCTACCCACCGTGTCGGTGCTAGATACCTAACAGCAGCGGCTGGAATGACAGCACGAGAGGTGCGAGATGACATGACTAAGGCCAAGCACATGTACGAACCTGTGATGAACAACATCAAGATTAAAGATGCAGGTGGTAGAGACATGGCATGGGTTGAGTCTGTATGTAAATCATTCAAGCCTGACATTCTAGTACTAGACATGGGTGATAAGTTTGGTGTGGCAGGTAACTATGCCAGACCAGACGAAGCACTGAAGGCTTGTGCTATCTACGCTAGGCAGATTGCAAAGACCTATGACTGTGCCGTATTCTATATGTCACAGTTATCAGCAGATGCTGAAGGTCGTGCGCAGCTTAACCAATCAATGATGGAAGGCTCACGTACAGGTAAGGCTGCTGAAGCTGACTTGATGATACTGATTGGTAAGTCACCTACCGTAGAAGGACAGGAAGAAGAAAGCCCACTACGCCATATCAACATCGTCAAGAACAAGTTGAATGGCTGGCATGGCATGGTGAACTGTGAACTAAACTATCAGACAGCGAGGTACGAAGGATGAAGCTAGTACTTGATGTAGAGAACACAGTCACCAAGCGTGGTGGTAAGCTACACCTAGACCCCTTTGAGCCTAACAACTCATTGACTATGGTGGGCGTACTGACTGACCAAGGACATGAACAGCATTTCCCTTTTGACCATGCTGATGTTCCTAGTCAACCTGACTACCATGAGCGTGTGCAGTGGTATCTTGACCAAGCTACTGTACTCATCTGTCACAACGTGGCACATGATTTGCTATGGCTATGGGAATCAGGCTTCAAGTATGATGGTGCAGTGTTTGATACTATGCTTGTTGAGTATGTCTTGCAGCGTGGACTGAAGGAACCTCTATCACTAGAGGCTTGTGCAGAACGCTATGAGTTAGATACGAAGAAGCAGGATACACTCAAGGAGTACTTCAAGCAGGGCTACAGTACACGAGACATACCATACAACGAGTTGTGTGAGTATCTATCTGCTGACCTTCATGC